CCAACAGTCAGCAGGTGCTGGTTGGTTTTGATGCCGATAACCGTTGAGGTCTTGACCGTAACGATGTCAGTGGCAACGTCAAACTCAACGATGTTTGTAGCCAGCTGGCCACGCTTAAAGCGGACCTCATAGCCAACAATGTCGCTGACAACCTTCTGGTCCCAGCTGCCGTATTCACTCAGCGGTAGCTGCCAGCTGAAACGCTTACCTGCACGGTTTGCACTTTCAACAACGCTGAAGTTGTTAGGCGTTGGCGGTGCAATCTCGGCACGCTCCACCACGTCGTAGATGTAATCGTCCGGCTCTTCGCCAAAGACTGCGCTGGTAAAGCTGATCCGTACGTCGTAGGTGTCCGGTGCGTGGAACGCAATCGTGTAGTAGCCCGTGAGCGGAATGTCGGCCAGGAAGTAGTAGCCATCGTTTCCGGGGGTCTTGACGCCAGGGATCTCACCGCCCTTGAGGTTGCGTGGTTTTGCCCAGCACCTGAAACCAGTAATCCGAGGAAGGATCGGGCAGGTGCCAGGATCAACAATTAGCAGCTGGGTGCCATCAGGCTGGTTGGCGTGGGTGACCGTGGCGCCAAACTCAGCATCGCTTAGATCTGGAATTGCATCAAAGTCTGAAACGTCAACGGTTGAGTAATCGCTCTGGCGGCTAAGGCGATCAAAGGTTGCAACGCGGAATTGATATTCCGTCCCATAAACATGATCAGGCAGGCTGACCGCTGCATTAGTAACCGAGGTCAATTCGATGTCGTTCCACTGAGCAGCAGTCGCATCACGCCACTGATACCGATACCCACGCACCAGCAAGTCGTCGGAACCGTTGCGCTGCGGTGAACGCCAATCAGCGTTGATCTGCGTGCGACCGTTGTTGTAAATCAGCTTTGCAGTCAGGCTCTCAACTGCTTGTGGTGCCTCAAGCGTGAAACGATCCTTGGGAATCGCAATCGGCAGGTCGTTATCGACGTAATCAAATTTGCTCGCGTTGTACTGGATTGCCTCAACTTGGAAGACAAGCGGCTCGACCTCAGTGATCGCCACGATCTTGTAGAGAGCAGCCTGCATGTCAGACCACTCCAGAACCCACAAGGCGTTGACTTGACTATCAACGTTGCCATCAACAACGGCAGTGGTCGTTCCAAGCGAATCAACGATGGTGACGCCTTCGAGCACGTCGCCGCCTTGGGTGACCAGTACGTCAAGTCCGTTCTGGACTGCCAGGTCGCGCAGCTCAGGATTTCCCCGGTCTTGTGATGAGCTGATCAGGTTGTGAACGCTTAGCTTGGGGCGTTTTGTAATCGTGCTGTCAGGGTTGGTGACGGTCTCCCCGTCAGGCACCACCAGCGTCAGCGTGTAATCAATCGCATCGTTCAGGCTCAACACGGCGTCGAGCGTGATGTTGTTGCCGCTGATTTCTTTAATGCGACCGCCCAGACGCTGACCCTGCTTCATTGGGTCGGCAATTTGGATGATCTCGCCAACACCAGCTGCTAAACCCTCCGCCCCAATGCGGAAGCTGACTTTCTCTGTCAGATAACGGTTGGAGAACAGCGTGTGTTTTGCTGCCCGCAGTGCCTGACCGCGTGAAGTAACACCAAGCAGGCGCAGGTCAATTGGGTTGTAGCCAAAGGTCTCCAGCAGCGCGTCGTCTTGCTGGTACTCAGTGACGCTGGAATACGCCTGGTTTGGATCGTCCCAGTTAGCCAGAACAACAGACTTGCGGGCGCCTCGTGCCGTGCCGCTGTAAGTGAAACAAGGTGAGGTGACTTGACCGGAATCGTCAACCTCTTGGATAACGTTGGCTTCGCTGAACTGCTGAACCGGAACCTGTTCGCGGTCTTGGGTCAGGAATAGTTGCCCTTGGCTGTAATAAATCAAGCCCCGGAAACACGAAGCCAGACCATTCAGTACTTCATAGACGCTGCCTGCATTTTGCAGGAACACATTGCAAGTGAAGCGTGGCTCTGTTCCACCATTGCCGTCAGGAACCAGTTCATCGCAATACTGGCTAACGGTATAAAGATACCAAGGATCAATTGAAATATTTGGTACATAACGAGCAACGCCAAAGCGATCATTAACAACAATGTCTCGGAAGATCCAAGCAGGATTATCCGTCCAAGCAGTTGTAAAAGTTCCGTCCCAAATGCCTGTGTAAACACGGGTCGTTGGGTTGTAGTTAGTTGGAATCTGAACGCGCTTGCCGCGCAGTTTTACCGAAACGTTTGGAATGCTGTTGAACTGACGGGCGTCAACTTTTAGCGCCAACAAAGCAGTGTTTGGATAGGCAAATTTTTCATCAATTATTTCAACTAGGCTTTGCCAAGTGATGCTGTTTTGCAGATAGGCGGTGCTGCTGTCAGCAGTTAAACGACTAACTCGGATTGTCCACGGTCCAGTGCCATCCAAATCAAACTCATACGCCCGCTGGAATTGGCTGCTTGATTTGCCGCTAACAGTAGGTTCAGCAACTGTGCTGTAAGGACCGCCGTTAGCAGAAACCTCGATGCGATAGCTAACGCTTGTCCCGGTGATATCACCGTTGTCACGGTTGCTTGCCTGCAACGCTGGGTGGTTAATGATTACCCGTGCGCGTTCAGTGTCAGTGTCAGTAATCGTCCGAGTGATTGCCCCAGTGGCAACCGTGACTGCAGTGTTGACTGCAATTACGTTTTCTGTGGCGCTAAATCCATTGATTGGTGTTTGAGTTTCGTCTGTTCCAGTGCGCGAATCAATTGTGTAGCCATTGAAGTTATAAGTACCATCCGGGTTCTGGATCGGTGTTGAATCCAGGTAGGTGTCCTTGGTAATGCTGTTAGGAAAACCCTCAATCTCACCCTCGCCCAGCGCATAAACCGTTTTCGCAAACGCAACCGAAAACAAATTGTTGGCAGCCTCAACAGGTTGCCGTGCAGTTGGCGTGACAGTGACGTTCTGTTGAACGGTTTGCTGTACAACTGTTTGGCCACCACCACCACCACCAGCGCCACTGACTTCTGGCAGATCTTGAAAGTCTTCCATCAGAGGCTGTTCTGCAGTTCCAGACCGAAGCTCAACACGGGCAACGATCCAATGATGCGCTCACCGTAGAGCACTGGAACGACTTCGCCCTGCTGGGTATTGGCGTTGGATTTGTCAAAAGTAAAAGAGTTCTTTTGCTCCTCACGGTTTCGCCCACTAGTTGCGCTAGTTCCATAGGCTCCTCCAGCGGCAACGTTTGGCATTTTGGGAGTGGGCGTCAACAGATCAGCAACACCCAGCGTGATGAGGCCAGCACCTGCGACCAATGCTGCAACGCTACCTGCCGCAGCAAAACTGCCTACGCCGTAACTACCCAAAACACCAGCCCAAGCACCAGCACCAAAACTGACAAAGGACAAAGCAACAAGCGCCACACCGGCAACAATCTTGCCAACCGCACCTTTTCCCACTGGTTGTGGTGCCAAAATAAAACGCTTGCTCATTGGCCAAAGCAACTGGTCTTCATCAAGTCCGTCAGGGTGCTCTGTAATTGCACGCCAACGAATACCGTTTTCTTCTGAATTGAGAAGGTATTCACGCAGTGCGGGGATCTGCACGCACAGCGCTCTGACGGCTTCAGCAGGTGTTTTTACTGCAAGCTCAAAACGACGCCCAAAACGGCGACCAGCTTCACCAAGCAAACGGATCGTCACCATCAGCCTGCCCTCCGCACAACCATGTAGCTATTGTCGCGGAAATATCCGCTGTAGGCAGTTGTTCCAGACAATCTGCCCACTAAATGTTGGTAGAGCTTATTTGCCGCAGGATCTTCGATAACGGCAACGTGGTTACAGGCGTTTTGATTGCGGATCCGCATCAAGATCACATCACCACGCACCAGATCAACCCCGGCAGGCACTCTGATAAAGCCTTCGGCAACGAAGTTCTGCTCGAAATAAGTAAAGCCAGGCTTTGACCATTCCCCCTCGTAGCGCCGGGCGTAATCGCCCATCTCTACGCCCATCTGCTGCTTGTACCAGTCCCGCACGGCGGAATAGCAGTCATAGACGCCATAATTCCAGGGGCGCCCTAGCAAACCTGCGTCTTGGGACGGGTCCAGCCAGAAGGCTTCGCTGCCAGCGCAGTTCCAAACGGCATAAGGCAGGTTCAACGCCTTGCACGCTTTGATGTCAGCTGGGCTAAAACCGCTGTACTTGGCGTGGCTGTGCCAGCAGGCTTTGGCATCCTCAAGGTAGTCCGCAGTGTCCTGAGCGCTGATGACAAAAGTGTCAGGCTCGCTGCTGGTGTTCTGGCACTCGACAACTGTGCCGTCAATCAGGATGAAGCCGCATGTTTCCTTTGGGTATGCACGTTCTGCATAAGTCCGCATCGCTAGCCGCTGTTCAGCAGTAAGCGGGTTTTGCCATTGCGACAGCATCAGCCTTGTGAATCAACGAGACCAGGAAAGCCGCCAAATGGCAGCCGCGAACCATCACCAAAACGAAGCTGGCAGCTGGTCAAACGCTTCCCGCACACATCATCGTCAGCACTGACAACAGCGTCATCGTTTGCGTCGAAATAATCCGTGCCGTCATAGTGACAGCCAATGTCACTGCGGTAGATCCACTGGCACTGTTCACGCAACAACCGGCGGCCAGGCAAGCTGCGACCCTCAAGATCGAATGGCACCGCTAACTGAAAAGTAACCGCTAATTTGTTTTCGCTTGATTTTTGCTCGACAACCCATTCGTCTGGTCCCCAATACGCATTTGGATCTGCTCCAGGAGTGCCGTCCAAATAAGTCGTCAGCGTGCGGATTCGACTAACACTTGCCCCGACCAAATCGCTGTAAGTATTGGTCAATGCTGTGATCGCCAAACCCACGTTGGCAAACACAATGCTAGGACGCTCCAGCTTGCCGCTGGTATTCAACTCAAACCCATTTGCCTGCATAGGTAATGCCGTGTAGGTGTTGCCGTCGTAAGTAATATCCTCTCCGTCAGTTTGCGACCAATTACAAAAACGATAAACAGATTGATCGGTTGAGCCTGCAGGCAGCAAGGTTGAAATATCTAAAGTAAAAAGATCAATAATCTCTGGTAGCTGAGTTTTAAAAGTTTCAGCAACGGGTGGACTTTGTGTCATACGTAGACCCTCCGCAGTTCAAATTCCAGGGTTGCATATGCAGGGCTTACGGGCGTAATCGTCCAGCCGTTTGTCAAAAGATAATTTCCTGCATCAAGCGTCAAAGTCACCTCAACAACAGTTCCGTCTGCAATATCAACCGAGGTCAACAAACCCGTGTCTAAATTTGCAGTGTAATTTGTTGGTCGAGTGTAACCATTTAATGACAAAGTATCAATGTCTTTGTATCCCAAATCAAGCTGACCGCTGGCAAAGGGTCTTGAAAAAGTCTTAGTATTAAAGGGTGGAGTCCATTCAATAGCAGTGCCCCTCAATGAAAGCAAATAACTTTCAAGGGAATTAATTTCTTCGTTCGTCAACGCAATAGTTTTGCAGTTCCAGGCTTCTTGTTGTGAATTCAAACCATCAGTCAAAACTTGTGCATAGCCATCACCAAAACTGGCAACCTGTGTGCGATGGTTTCGCTTGACACTAGAAACCAAGTCAAGCTTGATGTCGTTGAAATTGACGTAGGTCATCGCAGAAGTCCTCCGCTGCGGCGCTCATTGACCAAGGTTGACATCACAATACCCTGCACTTGATTTGCAATCCGTTTTTGAGCTTCAGGCGACAATTGCTCACCATTATTTTGCACCGTGATATTAACGGAATCCACTTTTACGGTATTTCCACCACCTTTCATGCTGACAGGAATGCTGCGACCGTCGGGAAGGGGAACATAGGCTTCAGGTGTGCTACCTTCGCCAAACATGGCCAATTGGGGGCTGTTGGCAATGCCGCCGCTTGCATAACGTTTTAGTGGCAACGGACCACGGCTAGTCATTACACCACCATTAGCAAAAAGCTTGGGGAATAATCCTTTAGCCAAGGACTGCATGCCGAAATTAATCAGCAAGCTGCCAACCTGACGCAAGATGTCACCAAGCAGATCACGAAATGACTTGGCGCGATCAAATAAATTAATCAATGCGTCACCCATGCCTTGAGCAAAAGTAGTAACGATGTTTTGAGCAAGCTGACGGGTCTCGCTTGCTTGTGCATTTAACTTTTCGTATGCTTTATCAATTCTTGCCAGCATCTCTTCACTAAGAACAGCCCCGTCTCTTTGAAGCTGCTGGATAAAACGTTCTTTTTCAATTTGCCTTGCTTGTTTTTCGTCAATAATTTGAGCTTCAATTTCAAGGTTTTTAATAGATTCCTCAGCGGCTCTGTTTTGTTCAATTTTTGCCATGGAAATCTTAATGACATCACGAGCGGTTTTGTTGACAATTTGTTGAACCGCTTCTTCTGCTTGCTTATTTACTTTAGCCTCTGCAACAATTCGTTCGTTGGGTAACAATTGTTTCTCTTTGATTTCTAAAAGTTTTGCTTCTCGATCTAATGCAATTTGCTGCAGTGGTTCAATTTCTTCATAAAGACCAATTGCAGCAAGCTGGGCATCACGCAAAGCGGCAGAAATGTCTTTGCGCTTGCGACCGCCCTCAGATTTTGTCAAATCAATATCGGGCAAACCTTTTGGTTTATCTACCTTGATATCTGCTGCAGCTTTTTCTGCCGCACGCAAGCCGCCTAATCGAGCAGCCATTTCAATTCTTCTTTGACTTAATGTCTGCTCTTGTGCGTATTCAACATCGCCAAGCAAACCGCCACGCTTGACTCGCAGTTGAGCAAAAGCCTGCAATCTTGCATCAGTCGCGGCAAGATCTTTTTCTAATGTTGCAATTTCTCCTGCGCGTCCTTTACCTAATCCAAGAAAGCTTGCAAGTTTCTTTGCAGCCTCATCAATAGCAATGACAATTTTGGCGAATTCAGTTTGAAAAGCTGCGCCAATAGGACGAAGCAAGTCACCAACAGATTCACTGAGTCTGCTCAATGCTGTTTGCAAACGGTCGCCGGCAGCCTCTGGACCAGAAGCAATGACCTTTGCGGCTTCGCCGTAATCAGCAAATAGCTTTTCAGCAAAGCCTTGGAAATCCTGCAGGCTGACCTGTCCCTTTTCAAGAGCCTTATCAAGCTCTTGCGGTGTCATGCCCATTGACTCAGCAAACAAGGTGAATGCGCCGGGCAAACGCTCACCAATTTGCTGACGCAGTTCTTCAGCAGAAACCTTGCCTTTACTAAATACCTGTGAAGTTGCAGTCAGTGCAGAATCCAGATCCTGCAAGCTTCCACCAGTACCTCGAATACCTGCAGCAACACCTAGAAATGCCTTTTCTGCATCGGCAACACTTCCGCCAGCGCCTTTGACAGATGCAGTCAGTTTTGTAAATTGACGAGTAATAACTTCTTGCGGTATTGCAAATTTTCTGCTTGTTTGATCAACAAATGCAAGAGCACGTTGATATTCGCCTGCTTCTTTGGTGACAAGCTGCAAAGCTAAACGCTGCTTGGCAATTTCAGCTGCATAAGTAGCGGTGCCACCCAATTGCTGACGAACTTGACCAACTTGGGCACCAATTGCACCGCCTACAGCAGCGCCAGCCGCCCCAAAAGGAAGTCCAACAAGGGCGCCAATAGCTCCTTCTGGACCGCCAAAAATACTGCTAGCAGCGACCGCACCAACACCCTTAGCGGCAGCCATTGCTCGACCACCACCGCGTCGTCCCTGAGCCTTTGCAGCAGCTTGCTCAAAGCGCTGGGCTTCCCTTGTCGCCTCCCTGAATTCCTTGCTGGTGATATCAACGCTGTTTGCTAACTCACGCCATGCACGCGCATAGTCATTTAGACCATTGATACTTTTAGTTCTGATTTGACTATCTGTTTGCTTAAGAGTTGAAGAAAGATCTTTAA